GTTTAAAATTTGGGTATTCATATTCTAAATGTCTTAAACCTCGTATTGTATCTTCAAAATTTTTCATATAAGCCTCATGATTTCCAGGAACCATGATAATTTTAACATGTGATGGTATTTCATCTAAAAATTTTGAGTGTCTATTTTTTGTATAAATATCTCCAGCAAGAACTAAAACGTCCTCGCCAATAAATTTATAACTAAATTCTAAACAATCCATTTCCAAATGTAAATCACTAAATACCCTAATTTTCATACTTAACCTATAGTTTATCCTTCTTTACCATACATTACTTCTTTATTAAAGAAATTGTAAACATTTTTATTCGTCTTCGTTATCAGAAAATCCTACTGTGTATCCTTCTTCATATCCTTCATCATAGGCTTCTTGATATAATTCTTCACATCATTCAACAAAATCTTCTAATGCCATTTCAATATTTTCACCAAACTCTTCATATATTTTTTCAACTTCTTTATAATTTAGCACCCTCGTTTCCTCATTGTAATAGAATTATAATAACCACGTTCATAGCCTGCTTCAAAGCCTTGATCATAAGATTTACGAATTTCTTTTTCTATAAAAGCTTTAAATTCTTCAATTCCGTATTCTCCATCTATAACCAAATCATAAACTCTTTTATATTTTTCCTCGTTCATTATGAATCCTTCTTGAATTTTTGTGTAACATTACCAGCTACATAGACCGCTATAGTAGCCATAAGAACACCACTATAAACCTGATCAGTTATATGGTTATTTATAACGAGATAATGTGCTGAGATTAAAGATAAAACACACAAAATAAACTTTCGGCTCATGAGTCGAATAAGCATAAAAAGTACTTCATCTCTCATTAATAATCCACCCTTTTTAATTTTTCAAAATCTACTACAATTCCAACACAAAACGGATCACCGTCATCATAGATTTTAAATTTATAATGTGGGCAATCACAATCAAAAATCCAAAGAAAGTTTTCTCCTTCAAAATCTTCATTATCACGGACAAATAATTTCAAAAGACGTCGATCATTCTTTCTTTTAAAATATCTCTCAACCTCTTCTTCATCCTCATGATCAATATTAGCCCAAAGGGGGATTAGACCTCCCTTATCTAGATTAAAAAGATTACTATCATAATAGGTTTCATCATGAAAACATCCACGAAGCTCTATACAATCATCAGAATGCCCAAAAACAACTAACCACTCATTATCCTTTGCGGTTTGAAAATGTGACTCGTCAAGTTCTCGCATATCAAACTCACCTAACCATTTTGCATATTCTTCGATTAACATAATTTCTCCTAATGGTAATCCACAGAATAAATCTCTCGTTTTGACATATATTCTTTAATCATGTCTATAGTCCAAATACCAGGGCCCCCATAGTAAATAGAATCCCAACCTACATCTAAAATACGTCCCTGTCCCCTATATGCCATATGGCAGTGTCCATGAATATGACCAATGCCTTTAGAAACAGTTGACCATGATGCTAAAGGATAATGAGAACACACTAAAGGGTATTTCTTTACATTCTTGACCCCAGTATCGAATCTTCTTTCTAAAAGATAATCAAGGACATTAACATTAGTTAAACCCTTATTTTTTCGATTTGCAGAAAGACTCTTTAAGAAATTAACATTATCATGATTACCCGGAACAATATTGAAACTTTTAAAATTTAACTTATTAAGAAAATCATTAGCAAGTTCTAATGTTTTCCATTGTCCCATGAAAATGTCCCCCAACACAAAAACATCATCTTCTTCATAAACATTAAGATTCCAATGTGTGATGATGAAATCATGCATATCGTCTAAAGAAGTATGGGGTCTAAATGCTATAGCGCATCTTTCATGACCAATATGTAGATCTGATGTAAATTTATCAGCCATTCCTAATCCTTGTATTTTAATCTACATTTTTTGCAGCACCCTTCAAATGTTTCCACAGATAACTCTGAATCGGGAGAAATCATTTTATATGTGGCAAGACCTTCATGAATGTCATTATAAGAAATAAACTTTCCACAATAATCACAACGAGGAGGAAGAATCTTTTCTTTCTTAGGCTTTAGTCCAAAAATTCCCATTTACTTTTCCTCATATCTTTTGTTTTTGTTGTTAAAATAATCATTACAAAGCTTTATGATCATAGCTTTAGATAGGCCGTCAGCATAGTGACGTTTAGCAAAAAGACCTAAAAGAGCCTCGGCTTTAACTAAATCCGATTGAGCTTCTTTTAAATCTTTTTCAAGTTTTGTTATGTACTCTTGTTCAAACATTTCGGTTACTCCATAGATTCGGGATATTAAAAAGTTCCAGTTTGAACAATTCCTAATGGATCTTCAATCCTATTAAGCACTGTGTTTGCCCATTCTCGGGCCACATTCCAATATGCATCATTTAGGTCTGAAAGAAAATGAATCAGTTGACCCTTAATTTTTGCATTTTTACAATATTTTTCGACTGAAAATTTTGTTGAAAGCATCATATCAATTCTATAAGAATATGTTTCTTCATCCCAAGATTTTTCATGGATGGTTTGAGCATCCAAAATAATGTTAGCAATAACACAAAGTTCAACACCAGTAAACAACTTTTCCAATAGATTCATTGTACTATAGAACATCTTCTGTCTCCTTGATATTTTTAAAAAATTCTTTTACTTTTTCTTCAATAATGGATTCGCTTTCGTCAGTGTAAAATCCATCATTACATGTATCACACCAATAAACTTCTGCTGGATGAGAAAATTTATGCCCTTTGTATTCAAACTCATCTTGAATCTTCTTTAGATACATTCTGTCTTGTTCACAAATAAGACATTTACATCCATTATACAACATGTTTCTTTTCATTTTTAATTACCTTAAGACAATTTTTACATGTAACATCTTCAATAGACATTCCACTAGAACTAATAACATACCACATTTCATTTAATTCTTTACCACAGAAAGTTTCATTGTTGTCTGCTGCATGAACAGTTGAATATGTTTCAGAAAACTTTTCTTTATTATTAGGAGAATATTTACAACGTTTTACATAATTTTGTATTTTCATATCTAGTACCTATAAATGTGTTTGAATTTGTCATCAATAAAATTCTTTTGATCAGGATACAGCAATTCAGTAATTCCCCACTTAGGATCCAGATCTTCCCATCTGTTCTTCATTTTTAACATAATCTCTTCTGGAACGTCATGAATAGTTTTATATTGGGAAGTAACTTTGATTACAAAAAGTTCTAAGTTAGGAAAAATATTCTTGAGTTCTAAATACTTCTCCATTTCCCAATTGGTAGTAAATGTGTTAGATACAATTACACTTTGATTCCCATAAAGGTCTTTTATGACATTATGATAGCACCAGTTATGAGCAGAGGATATGAGTTTTGGATTAAACTCGTATCCTTTAATTGTCATATAAAAGGAATCAGCTTCCCATCTTGTAAAACAATAATTCCCTGCACAAATTTCTCGAGCAAGAGTTGATTTACCCGAACCAGGAATTCCACGAATCAAAAGAAGTTTACTCATCATTTTCCCCGATATTATTTAAAATCATCTCAGCTAATCTGTAGTTTATAACATTATCTATATCAATATCTATAGGTTCCAGATCATCAATCATTTCATCAACCCAAGATTCTAATTCAGAATTCATCTTATTTTCCTTATTTAGAATTAATCAGATAAGAATAATTTAATAAGAATTCGGAAGATTGTAAATAAAAATTTAGAGAAATAATGTTAATAATTTTAATAGGTTATAAAAAACTAAAAATCCTATGAAAAATGATGTATAAAACATTACATTTTTTCATAGGATTTCTAAAAAATCTCGTAAGTTATTGATATTATTAGACAACTTGAGATTTTGGTGGATTTCTAAGTTATTGAAATAATTAGGCTTTCGGAAAACCCTCAGAATCTTGAGATTTCCGGACTAATTTCTGAATCTTGTATGTTTTTCCTGTTTTTACTCTCTTTGTTTCGTATCTGAATTCTTCTTTTTCCTCTTCAACAATTTCAAAATTCCCATGTAGATAATTAAGATGACTTTTTAGCTCACCTTCAATAGAATCTATCAGAGCTTTATTTTGTATAAACTTTTCATCTATAATAAGATCAACCAAATGACATAAAAATCCATTATACTCGGGATTAATAATCCCTTTATCATCATTCAAATTGATAAAAAATTCAATTTCCTCTATGAGTTGTTTGACACTATCTTTCATTTGTAAGTTCTCTCTTGTCTATAAAATGGGAATCTACAATCAATTCATCCATGAGTTGTTTAAAAAAGTTAATAAAACACTTTGATGAGCAAAAGTGATAATCTGATTTAAATTCTGTGATAATGTCATGAATCACCATTGTTGAATCTTTGCTTATTTTAAATGTCATTGGTGAATTCCATGATATTCCACAGGTATCACATACAAATTCATATTTGATAGTTTCTCTAATCATGAATTTTTCCCCATGATAGAATAAATGGCCCTAAATAAAACGATCTAAACGTGATACCTTTCTTTGTAATTTTTTGAAGACCAAATGTGAATTCTCTAATAGTACCATCTGATTCTTCAATTGCCCATCTTCTTTTTAAAAATGGTATAGGTTCTTCAGCAATATTAAAGAAAAACATCCAATTAAGTATTGTAAATTCTTTTGCAAATTTGTTTGTATTTTTATATAAAGCCATTATACTTCCGTTCTCCTTAATCCACAATTTGGACAAGTATCATCTTCATTATAACATCATGTTGTATTACATTTTTCACATGATACTCAGCCGTCAGGGACCTTTGTCAATATAAGGCCAGGAATATTGTATTCCTTCTCAGCATAGTCTTCAATTAAAGAGATTAGCTCCGGTTGTCTATAATCATACATATCTGGAATTTTCCACACAAAAATGTTTGGGTGTTCAAAATCATCTTTCCACTGTGAATTATCAATAATAGCTTCTACATGACATTTCATATCATGATCCATTACAATAACATCATTTGCCCAAAACACTAATGCATCGTCTACTGGAATCAAAGCATATTCAGTTGTTAGGCCAGCAGCACGAGTATTAAAGTTATATGGCGGATTACTAAGCACCCACGCAACGGTGGGTGATCTTAGCATACCAGCAGAACACAAACAAAGAACTCTTCTTGCTTGTGTCTGATATCGATTTTCAAGATTTGCCATTCTATTTCTAGTACTCATTTTTACCCCAGTGTAATATGTTTATAGGACTACAATTATCTGAATAAAATATATATTCTAAATTATCAGTTTTTTGTTTTTGTGAAGAAGGAGAAGTATTTCTTATATTTCTTATATAAGATTTATTTTTTAGATGTTTATTTACATCATTCAATATATCACAATATACATACTCTTTATTTTTTTATAAGTTCTATAAATTCATACTGTTGTTCGAAAGAAAATCCTGTGTAAGAACTATTCCGTGATGCATATGGGGGATCACAAAAGAAAAAACAATCTTCATTTAACATGTTTTTATAATCACTACAATGTATTTCTGTTCTTAATAATATATTTTTAATTTTATTAAAATTTTTTCTTTCCAAAAAATACATTCTTAAACCATAAGAAGAATTCATTCCATTAGGACTAAATCTTAAAAAAGAATTTATACAAGAATTCGCAAGCATGTGTAAATATATTCCTTCATCTATTGTGTCTGTTTTCCAATGAGTTTCATTATACCAATTTCTAAAATTATACCAATTTTTTTTCTCATCTTCCCCATTATTACTATATCTTCTATCTGATGTGAATTTTCCAAATTTGGAAAAAACAAAATTTACAACATCTAAATAATAATCATATTCTATTTCTTTGAATGTTTTATATATTCTTATAATATTTTGATCTATATCATTTATAATATACTTATCAAACTCTCTATGTAAATTAAAAAGCACTGCGCCAGACCCTACAAACGGTTCACAATATACTTTTTTATTTGTTATTATATATGAATTTATAATATCTATAAATCTTGTTTTTGCACCACTATATCTAAAAAATTTAACAGGCATTATCTCCTCCACTCATTAGTTCACCTTTTAACTACTTCCATGATATTACCATATACCTTTTAGAATCTACCATGAAACTTCGATTTCTATTGTTTTTGTTCGTTAGTTTTCATCTTTTTCCTGCTTTAGTGTATAAATATACCCTTCTTTTACTTCAAACCAACAAATTACTATATCACAATCAACACATCTTTCCTGATGAATAGTAGATTTACCACCTGATTTATGATGCGTAAATGATCTAACCATTTCTTCATTACATTTAGGACATTTCATTGATTACTCCAACAGTCTCAATTTATCAGTTACGCCAATAAAATCTTCTTCCCAACATGGGCCAATGCCCAAACAAGTCATTGTTGGTTTATCAAAAAAAGTTAATCCAGCATCAGTTATTAATGCATGAGGTAATTGTTTTTCTTTTGCTAAATCTCTTATTTTTAATAGCTTTTCTTCAGATTTAACATATGTTATAATTTTTGTAAATAATGGGTTTTGAAAATCTTCTCCTTCAAACCAATAGGAAGTAGCATTTCTATCACAATTTTCAGTTTCTAATGGTAAATAAATCCCCTTTCCATACTCTTCATTAAATTGAATGAGAGCGGTTGAAAAAAGGGCTTCTTGTGATGCATGTGCAACCTGAACAGCAAGTTTTCCAATTGGCATATTTAAACTTGCATTCACAACAATAACCTGTTTTGCTTTATTCATTAGGGTTCCCCATTTTTGATTTTGTAACAACAAATATCTTCATTTTTAAATACCCCAATCTTCATCTGCACTCATATAATCCAACTCAACATCAAGAATATGGCAACTATACTTACCGCCTCTATATGATTCCTCTAAATCACCCGCCTTTTTTGCCCTTTCCATTGTGGAATATACACCAACCACATAAGAGTGGTTTTCATTACTACCCCATCGATATGCTGTTACAACAAATACTTTCATTACGCGTCCACCCATTCGAGAGTAAGAATATTATTTTCAAAAGTATAATCTAATTTCAAGATATCAGAAAAATCAATATCATCGTCTCTAAATTGATTAAGCTCTTTAAAAAACTTAACTTGTGCTTCATATACCTGTTCTTCAATTACATCTTCCAATTCCTCATCTACATCTTCAAAAGAAATCTTTGCTTGTACACTTTCACCCTCAATTTCCCAATCATAATCATGATGAATCCCCTTAGCTCCCCAATACTCATAAGAACCAATACCATTATCAACATATTCTACAGAAGGTTCAGGAACATCTGCAATAAAATCAATAAGCTGCTGAAAATTTATAAGATCCTTCATGATATTGACTCCTTTAAGATTTATTGTTTCGTTAAGAATAGATTATAAAAAACTTAAAGGTTTGTAAATAGTTTTTTATCAATTATTTCCAATTTGTAATATGATTAAAAATAAAATCTAATGCCCTATCACAATTTACAATATCTAAATGAATTTCTATTTCATTTTCCTTAAGCATCTCTTTGATTTCATTTTCTAAATGTTTGGATTGTTCCATAGAATGGACCCGCCCCTCCTGCTCAAAATTGAAATTATCATTTAAAGATATGAAATAATTAAGATTAGGATAACGATTAAAGGTAGATGTTACTAATGTAGAAAATTTAGATACATTATAAAAAGAATTCTTTTGAATGTAAACATTGGAAAGGATCAAGGGGCTATCCATTATTACATATTCATATTGATCGATTAATCTAAACAGCTTTCTATTTTGATTAGCAAAAACATAAAGCTGATCCTCTTTGATAATATTAAATCTTTCTTCAAAGACACATTCTTTAGCATATTCAGTTACAAATTCAACTGAAAATCCATTCACTTTCATACGATAAAAAAGCCCGGATGCTAGTGTAGATTTACCAACACCCGGAGCACCAAAAATATTAATAACCTTTTTCAGTTTCATCTCTATGCCTTTATATCATAATAACCTGGCTTATGCTTTTTACAATTACAATGTTCTCCACATGAAGTAGAAGGAGGTTGTGTAACTTTAATCATAGCATCAGGTCCTTCTGAAGATTTGACTTTCGAAAGAACGGCAACAAGCTCCTTTAGACCCTCTGCATTTGCTTCAAACGCGGATGCAATATCACTGATAGCTTGAAGCTTTAGTTTGGTTTCTTCTGTAGTGTTCACAGTAAAATTACAATTTGAAATATTTAAACTCATTTGATTCTCCTTATTTTATAATCTATCCACAGCATCTTTAAAGTTTTGTAGGTTTTCTTTAGGTGTTATTTCCAACTTTTTTCGTTGAGCATTAACAAATCTTCTTAGTAGGACTCTTGTATATTTTGTTGGCATAAGTTCTTCTTTAAAAAGTGTATTATCAAAACTGTTGATGTATCCATACGCATAGGGATAGTTACTTATCCAGATAGAACAAAAGGGGGTTTCTTCTCCACTTTCTTCATCCTTATAACAAAAATTTAGATAATAGTTTGAAAGCACCATATACAATTTTCCTTCCTCAACCTTATTAAACAAAATTTCATATGCTTCATCAATTGAATGTGATGTCTTTCGAATAGCACTCCAAAATCTTGGATTTAATATAGCAAAAATAAAATTATCTAAAACCTTGTTAATACGAACATACTTGTCAAGAATTGCAATTTTTCTAAACATTTTTTCTCCTAATAGTTCTTTTTCTTTAGGGGTTAAAAGACCATCATCTTCAAACTGTTTGATTTCCTTTATCAAATTAACATATTCTTCAGAACCGGCTTGATCTGTGATCTCAAGATCAAAAATTCTATTCATCTTTTCTTCATATTGGTCAACAGATTCAATCATAACAAATTCTCCTAATCAAAAATCTTATCAATGATGGTTGACACATAAGCAGAATCAATCTTCTCAGGATCGGTTTTACTTAAAGCTTCAACTAATTGATAAAGATACGCCTGGTCTACGCCGACTAACATCTCTCTCATTACTTCATGATCCTTCAAATCAATTTCACTAATCTGCCACATGATCTTCAGTTGTTGGCCAGCACTAATTCTCCAACCTCGTTCAAGAAACTTCTTCATTCTAAAGATTGAAGCAATAGGATACAAACTACCTCTATAAATCAATGTCCTGCTCAGTAAACATTCTAAAGCTTCTGGATCTAAATGTAAATAGTTCTTATCATAATCATAGTAATTCTTTGCGTGGGCAAAATCATAGTTTTCGTGGATTTCGTCTGGGCTTCCATAAAATCGAATAACAATTTGCATCTTATCACTTAATGTAATTGCATTTTGTGAAAGAAAAATAGGACGATACCTTGGCTTAGAACTATCCTTAATTTCTTCAGATAATTGAGCAGCAAATTCTGTTGCATCATCCATATCTCGCATTTCATAATAAGCATATTCTTCCTGGGTTTCAGAAGCAACCCCAGCAGATTTCATATAAATTACTACACGTTCTTCTTCAACACCCTTGATATTCTTTAGAGTTTCTTCCTTTACAATTGGTTGATATGAAATCTCCATGGCATCAAATTTATCACCATTCAATTCTTTAAATTTAGAAACATAATAAATAGCAAGTTGTTTTGCAGCGTCCTTGGTTTTCATGTATACATCGTAGTCGTGCACCTTCTCACCTAGAAGCATTGAGGCAATAGCACCACCTGTAACAATGGTGTTTTTTGCAACAACTTGACGAAGATCCTCATCTTCAATAGAATTAATCCAATCATCAATCTTTTTCTTTAGTTCAATTCTAATACCGTTCTTCTTTCTACCATATCTGATTTCCATTTACCTAACCTCACTTGTTAAATTTATCATCGCTTGCATTACAAACTTCTTGATAGAACTCATTCATTAATGTTTCAATTTTCTCACCAAGTTCTTTTAACTTTGGTTCATCAATATCAACCACACCATGCCCCATAATATGATCCTCCCATGAAGTAATCATAATATGTGCAGTGTGAATTACTTCATGGTATCCAAATTCATCATTATATGCCATTATGCGTAAGCTCCACTCCATTTATCTTCAACTAACTTTTCTAAATCCTCTTCTCGACAACTACATTCCCAATAAACAAAACTATCATAATACCCTTTGTATTTGACAACATGCATTTCCTTATTACAAAGAGGGCAAACAGGTTTCTTGATTTTCTTTTTCATATCATTTCCTTTAATTCGCGGATTTTCAACATACAAATCTCAAATATTATCATTTAAAACTTTTTGAAAATCTTCAGGAATATCTTCTTGAGATTCTGATAATTTATTATAAAATTCTTTTAATGCTTTATCAAATTCCCCATTCATATATAATCTCCAAATAAAATTATTATATGCTATCAATACATATTGTAAATAAAAAAGGAACCTTCGGGTTCCTTTTTTAACATTTTGTTTTATTAGGCGAGAAGCCCATCGGCTGCTTTCGATCTTCTTCTCCGCTTTCGCCCTCATCATCACAATACTCTGTTCCTACACCATCCCCACAAGTATCATATCCCATGACCTTATCACGAGGCCCCTGTTCATTTTCCATGACCATCAAATAATAATCATTGAGGGCGTTGTGAAGTGCCTCTACGTCACTCACTAGATTGCTATATTCATTATATTCAAGAATCTTTTCACTACCATCAAGATTCAGAATTAAACAAAAAAGATTATCTCCAACTGTTTTTGTATAATAAGACTCAATTTTCCCCAAAAGAAAAGAATGAAGATGATTGTCATAAAATTGATGAAACATAGAACTCCTTAAAAATTTTATTTTTATTTATATAGAGAGTATTTTTTAATAATACCAGATCTTCCAAGAATATCTAATTCTGTTTCAATAACCTTTTTAATAACCTCTAGCGAAACATTATACTTATTACTAAGCTTTTCAATTTCACTCAGGTTTCTTTTTTTACTTTTCGCTCTTAAATTGTTTTCATTAATAATTCTTCTTATTGGCCATACCGAACAATTGAATTTCTCCGCAATTTCTTCAATAGACATATTATTATTAAGACACCGTTGAATTTCTTCCGGTTTGATATAATCACTTATCGAATTCTTCTTATTGTATGTTACTCCAAGTTTTGTCATACTATACGTGAAAGAGGTCATTTGGAGATTATAGTGTCTTGAAATATTTTTTAGAGTTTCACCCTTATCTAATAGTTTTTGAATTTCTTCACGATAAAGAACTACCTTTTCGCCGTTTCTTTTTGAGACAATCACAGAATTTTTCATATATTTTCTCCAATAAAAAAGTTTATATATTTTAAAATAAAGGGGCCTTAGGCCCCTCATATTAAGAGATCATCCAGAGAGTTGCCTGTCTTCCGCGAGTACCTGGAATCTTTTCGGGCTGAACAGACTTGATGAGGTTCTCACGCTGACATTCCATTACTGCCTTATGGACGAGATATGGGGAAACTTCAAGCTTCCTGGCAAGCTGCAGAATCGAAAAAACTTCAAAATTCTTAGCTCGAGTAATTACTTCATTCTTGATGAAAGAAAACTGTGATTCCCGCTTAGAGGGCTTCTTTTCTCGAGTCTTGTTGGAACAGTTTTCCATTACCTTAGAAACAAGAGCTTCTACGCGAGCCTTGCCAATGCGGTTGTTCTTAGCAAAATCATTGATCAGGTTGGTAATCTGGGTGTTCATGGTATTACTCCATTTGGTTAAATTGTTATTTTGTTGATTTAAGAATAACTAAATTCTTAGGAGATGTAAACAATTATTTTGAAAAAATTAAAAAAAAAAAAATTATCGCCAAGGATAAGCGTTATATGCCTTCAATCCAGAAGGAGAAATCCTACTGGGTGTTTCTGAAAGACAAAGATCCGAACGATCAAATTGATATAAAACATCTTCATTCATGTTATAACAAAACAAACCTTCACAATCTTCATAAAATTGACGGCACTGAATCTTATCTTCAGTTACTGAAAAAGCAAATCTCTTTCCATCCTTAAAAAACACATTTCGCTTTCCATCAGCCTTAAGATTGTTGGCTTCAAGAAATTCCTTAAAAAGCTCTCGACTGACATTGTTGTTTCCCATTGACATACTGATCTCCTTTATTACTTCTTTGAAAAATAGATCTTAGCCATTGTAAGATCACACTTATACATCTTGCCATTATCAGAATAAATGAAGGGATACTTGTAAGAGGACTTGCGATAATCAACAAGCTTCCTTCCTCCAGTACCCTCGATTTGAAGATTGTGAAGATCCATGATCCCTTCAAGGATACTAGGGATTTTTGTGGAAGCATTCAGCACCTTTGACTTCACCTTCATTGAAAATTCATTTGCAGAATAAGAGATATTACCAAGATCGAATTTGATACCATATTTGGTTTCAATCTCCTTAAGAGCAGAACTCATTTCAGAACGAAGAAGGTTCAAATTGTTGTTGTCAAACTTGGTTATCATGGTATTGCTCCATTTGGTTAAATTGTTGTTTCGTTAAGAACAGATTATCAAAATGTTCCTAGGATGTAAATAGTTATTTTAAGAATTTTGAAAATAAGTTGGTTCAGGGAGACATACCTTATATCTCAAAAGATCTTTGAGTTTACAATGGGAAATCGAACGAACTAAAACATCTCCATAACGATCAAACCCAGAATCAAAATTAATGAAAAAGACCAAAGGTTCTTTAAAATCAAAAGTGAACTCTGCGTCCTCTACATAAAATGCATCATATGGATCCTCAAAAATAAGTTGATCAATACTGTAACTATTGTAAATGGTATCAGCCATCTTTTTTGTTGTAATATCAACTTTATATCTTACACCATCAAATTCTTCACGTGTTTCAAATTCAGGAAGATCCTCCGATTTAATATAATCATGAAAGAACATAAGATCCATTTCGGAAAAGCATACTGAATTGATAAGCTTAAGCATATCTTTTTTATTCGTTACAAGAAAAAATAAAGGAAGACCAAAAAACTCTGGATTCGCTTTAAAATCAATTTCGGAAAGCATCTTATTACAAAACATAGTATCTCCTAAAAACTAAAAATGTATTTGATTAGATAAACTATAAAAGAATACCAAAAATAGAAAAACGAAAGAAATTTTAGTGCGTCATTAAATTCAGATGTTTTAAATGGAAAATATTCTCTAATGTTCCAAAATGTGAGCCCACAACCAATGCTGATAAATTTAAGAACTTCTAGTGATTGAAAACACAAAATTATTGCACTTACACATGTAAAAAGGATGATTCAAACTAACATAATTTCTCCTATGATAATTCTTTAAACCAAGTGATATAATAATCTTTTTTCTCTTTATCATTTTTCATAATAAAGGCATGAAGATCTTTCCTTTTGTTTAGATTATATGGTGTTTCTAAAATAATCCAAGATTGAACTCTATTAGCTTCTTTATCAGTCCATTCAAAGGTTATATAGAAAGTTCTTTTTTGTAAATTATAAACAAATTTTTTAAATCAATTCATTCATTACTCCTTAAATTGTTCAAGAAGCCTAACCTTAGCTTCGGAGTTCATCTTTTCAAAACACTGCTCTAAAGTCTTTCCCTGACGAAGAGCAAACATAATTCCCGAATAGGGATAATCCTTAACTTTCAGAGCATATTCTTTCTGAGTAAGCTCTTTGGTAGATAATGTTTCAAACTGCGAAATAATGGTCTCTTTCATGTTTGTGTATGCATCCATCCACGGTTGAAAGAATTTAGCATCTTCGGGGAAATACTGAAGATATTCATCCGTTTCGTTTGCAAACACAAGGTCACAAATCCTTTTTGGATTGAGATTTCCGTTATCACGAAGATGATGAATGGCAACATATGCAGGATTTTTAACTTTCACCCTTTCATTGGTTTTGATGTTCCAGAAAACATATCCTTCAAAGAAAGCACCTGATCCATTAAAAGAATTTCTTACAGAATCAATCTCATTCAAATTATACATTTTAGGAAGACGGGTATTTACACCAAAGGCATTCAAGTCATATACAACCAGTTCCATACCCCCTAGATTTAGATATTCACCATCATCATTAAATCGACCACCCAAAAAAACAAGAGAATAATCAGTATGTGGCACTACTACACGGTTTTCAGGTGTACAAAGTTCAAAAATATATGTTACATTTTTATTGAATTTCTTTCTGGCAATCTCTTCTTTAGTTTTATTACTATTTTTAAAACACTCATCAATCAATTCACTAAACACCCTTCCTGAATTACATTCACTTTCAGCATATGCTGTCCCTTTTGTGCCGAAACACCACTTATCTTCAAAGGGGTTCCACCATACAGGAATTAAGCTACCATCTACCTTTTCCAGACAAACAGATTTTTCAAAATTAAAATTTTGTGTATTTGCTTCTCCATAATTAAAGAAACGATCAAAGGGCCTACGAAGGATATTCCAATCCCAATCAAGAATCAATCCCCGACATTCAAGAACAATAGGATTTGTTTTTGGTGAATCAATTTGGGAATATGTAAGCACAATAAAATTTTCATAGATTTTGGATTTAACTCCAAAATCCTTTTCAAGCTCTTCTAACGCTTGAGTTTTTGTTAGTACATTGACATTGTTGAGATAATTTTGAATATGCAACATTTAATATCCTCTATTTTTCCCACAGTTTACATTTAGGTTTATCAAAATAATATGTGGATTTTTGCTTAAAATAATCATTCCCATTAATATATCGTACATTAATATCTTTGAAATGTACACATGCATGAAGCAAACAGTTTGTTTTAGCTAGTGGGCAATATTTTTGACCAAAATTTTCAACAAGTTCCGTTTCCTTATGTGCAACCTCAATACTTACACTATCCTTCCATTTTTCAAAATCTTCAGGATTTAGTTCATATTCAGTAGATACGGATACATCACTTGATCCAAAAAATTCTTTAATTTCTTTACATAATTGGTTAAACATTATTTTCTCTATTATATTCGGGTTTTCAAGAGATTGAATGGATTCGATTTCTCCCTCAAGTTGTGTAATATCATAAATATTATCTTTAAACTACACTTTAACAGCCTCAGTACTATCAAGATCTAACAGTTTCATTATAACATTCTCTTAATTCAAAATGGTATTCATCAAACAAACAATTAACCAACCACAACCAAGAGTAAAAATCGTCCCAAAACCAAACCCAATCATTTCAAGAACTTCTTTAATACCCTGAACTTCTGAATTTCGAGTGTTTTTTCTCTTGATGAAAAACTTATTCTTTCTCATGATTTGTTCCTTGGTTGATTGTTTCCGTTTGTTGAATTTAGAATAAACAATTTTTGGAAGCGTGTAAACTATTTTATTACATTTAAAGCATACACCATTGCTTTTTGTCCTTCTTCGTCAGTAATCATATTTTGATATGCACGAACAGGACCTTCTTTGTTTACCCAATTAAAAACATCGTGAGAGTAAATAATTGCGTAATTTTCATCCCATGAAAAATTCTCCATTCCGTATTTCATAAATTTTTTAATGAAGTATCCTTCAAAACAATTAGCTCGAACACACCAAGCCATATAATCCAAAGCTTCAATAAATTCTTTTTCAGATAGGTTTTTCATTACTTTAGAAAATCCTTAATCTTCTTTCCTCTATTTTGAGTAAGAAATCTGTTTTTACAATTAAAAACATCTTCGCAAACAAATAGTTCATTTGAAATATATTTTACATTTTTGTCATTATAATGGGCCTTATTACAATTAGCGCAAATAAAAGCGATTTTCATTTTATCTCCTATTCTGTTTCAAAAGTAAAAGTGGCTAAATTTCTAATAAATGATTCTTTTTTAGAATCTTGATTACCAAAAAAGATTGTAGTGATTAATTTCTTGTTTCGTTCAACGATTGCCCTATTCTTATATACATGTTTTACTACAAGAATATCGTCTTCTATAGTATAGTATTTTTTACCATACTGTAAAATTTCCGCGATGGTTTTAATTTTTATATGTCTATTGTGCATCCTTTCAACGAAATGGGTAGTTACAATATAATTGTTTTTAATATAATTCCATGGTGACAATTTAGAATCTCGATATTTTATATATTCAATATCTTGGTTGCAGCAATACCTTTTACTTGGTTTAAGAAGTTTGAGATTAGCATATGACATATAGTTCCCGCCCAACTAATTATTCTTCATCAAGAAATCCATGTTCTTTTAAAAGATTTTTATAATAATCAACAGCTTCTTTTAGACCCATATTCTTATGTCCAAATTTTTCACGCAAAGTTTTAATTGCACTAATTTTATCATGGGCTCCAAAAGTCCGAACCAAATCATTATTAAATATTTCCAATTCTTCCTTTTCTTTATCAAGAATATCGCCTTTAGTTAATTTCCAAAGAATTTCAGGGTGCCTTTTAGCCAATTTAACTACAATTTCCCTATAATTAATATTTTCGTCCATAAGAATATCAATTATATCATTATTTGTGAATGACTGAAGCATTTTTTCCCCTTAATTTAAAATTGCATCCATTAAACAAATAAAAATCCACCCCATTACAAAAAGACTTGTTGCTCCCAAACACCATCCAATAAATTCTAACGCTTCTCTTTCAATAATGGAGGATTTATAACAATTCTTTTTCATAAAAGATCTCCTTAACCTATGTAATTAAGTTGATATTTAGATGCCTTAGCAAAGTAAATTTTACCATTATGATAACTACGAAGAATAACTAAATTTCTATTATGACGAATATCGTCTTTCAATATTGAAGGAAAATTATCATCTCTATTATTAGAGACCGAAACATAATCAATAAATTCGGGATTTTCATAAAATGAATCACGCGTAGCATAAGTACGATGCCAATTCCTACAATCAACATTGAGAAGCATATCTTTATCAATAATATGAATACATGTGCCTGCAGGAAGTTCATACATTTTCATTTTGATTTCCTTTGTTGTTTGTTGTTCCATTAAGAATAGATTATCAAACGCCAAGACCCTTGTAAACAAAAAAGTGGGAAACTTAAAAAATTTTCCCACTTTTTCTTAGATATCTTCTCAGTCTTCATCTGATAATTTAGGTACAGGCTTACCCCTTGCTGATCTATTATAATTATTAATAACTTGCCTTCTATCTACATACTTTGTTCCGACTTCGGCTGCAAATATAACAGCCAGAAGTTCAGTTAAATATGAATCAACATGCGCACCAGTAACAACTTGAAAAATTATAAGCATTTGGACAAATATAAATGATATTCCCACTTTTGAAATTCTACCATCATCCCTTGTTATCATTCTATAAAAAGAAATTTCCTTTTTATTCTTATAAACTGACACAAAAACAACTGTAATAAATGCAAAAGATAGTAAAACAATAAGAATTTGATACACCATAAAGAAATCTGCAGGGATCAAAAATTGTAAAAAACTCAAAACTCATGCAAATTTATCTCCCATTACAATTTCTCCACATCCCTTCTACATCATTCGATTCTATTCAACCATCCTCTTATAAATCTTTTCTGTGATGGATTTCTTTTTACAATAGCTAAAAAGAAATTTTTTCTTTTTTCAAGAAATTTTTCAATAAATTCATCTTCACCAGCACTCTGGAGTGCATTAAAAGTGTTTTTTCCATATGCTCTATCAAACACTAAACCGTATCCCATATCGATAAGAACTTTTTGAGCGAGACCCGTTGAATTCCTTAAACCATGATTAACAGTTGCATCAAAAAATATAAATGCTTTCTTATCTGAAAGTAAGGTATCTAACCATGCAACATCTCAAAAATATTCTTTATATGCCTTTCATGCAACTTCTTTAGTTAAAAGTTTAATATCTTCTTTATCAATATCACCATCATTATCCATATCGAATAATTCAAAATCATCAGTGTCTTCTGCAAAGTTGATTGAGATTCCATATTTAGTTGCACCACCAGAATCAAGAGGATCATCCGTATATTTGTCCATCCCCTCGTATTTTGCAGTGTACATCATAGCCTTTTCAAAATTTGCCATAACAAAATCCTCCTATGTAACTATTTATACACAAGAGGATAATTGACTAACCTTTGATATAAAACTTTTTAAGTTTTTTAAAATCTAAACCAACAGAAGCAAAAATCTTTTCAATCTCATTATAAACGTAATGTGTTTCTAAAAATAGATACCCGTTTTCTACAGCAAAATCTATTCCTTCATATCCCCAATAGTAGTTGTCTTTAAGATAGTCTTCTTTATTGGCAATTTCTTTTATAACCTGTCTAAAAGATTCTTCAGAAGGAAATTCTGATTTATGAATAACATAACTTGAACTACTTGAATTCGAAACAAAACCTGTTCTAACTTTCATTTACACCTCCACTTTGTATAATTCAAATAAATCAACACAACAGGACACAAAATGATTATTTTTAGTATGGGCATTCATAAGTAAATAGTAATAATCATCTGAGGCCCAAAGAATACCTTGGAAGTAATATACATCCCCAGTACCCTTCTCAATAAGAACACAATCTATATATTTTTCATATTTTTGAATCAGAAAACTCCAGTTCCCAGTACAAACACATTTATGATGATTAATCAACTTTACCCCCAAGGTTTTCAATTAGAGTTCGGGCACCATACGCACCCTGATCAATACTCCCTAAAACAACTTCATTACCTTTGGATATTTCTTCAGTAACAAAATTATAATATTCTTCTGCATAATCATCATTTTCTAAGATTTCTTCAAGAGTTAAATCCCCATACCCAAAAACACTTAAAATATATTGTTCTATATCTTCTTTAGTTTTCATAATATATCTACGTGAGGAACAATACTCCCTCTCTTCCATAATTTCATAAAATTTATCTAAAGGAATGGTTATGGTTACTTCATTCTGCCCCTTCTTTATAGGAAGCATGAAACTACTACTTGAACTATTGGAAACAAATCCAGTTCTGATTTTAGCCATTATCCGTTCCTCCCTGCACCGAATGTAGCCTGACCTCCAAGTTCAAAAATGGTTGAAAATATTTCCCGATCTTCTTCATTAAAATCCTCTAAATCAATCTTATCATAGTCCATGTCGATATATTCACCATCATCATCATAGATAGTAAAAAACTCATCACCTTCTGGCCCATAGGAATCCAGATAAAGAATTTTATCTCCTTCTACAGCTTCACAGGACACAGAAGTATACATAAATGACTCTATTTCTAGTAGAAATTTATCCTCTTTGTTTCGAACTGTAATTTCTGGATATCCAGAACCAGGTGGGCTCCAAATAAGAGAATTATGATACTTACTAAAAGCTGTATCTTTTAGATTAAATTCTACTCCTAGATCATCTCTACCTGCTTTAGTTGCATTTGCAATTCCAATAATAAAACTTGAACTACTTGAATTTGATACAAATCCTGTTCTAATTTTAGCCATTACCTATACCTCCCCTTAATCCCTTCAACAGGGTCAAATTTTTCAATACGCTTCCAAAATCTTCCAGAACAATATAATAGTGCATCCCGGCCATTAGAATATGCCTCAATTGTAAATGTAGACATAGTTTGACCTCCAAAACCCCCAAAGGGACCAGTAGTGGAGCCAAACGTCTGTGGCCAAGCGTAATATAACAATTCAGAATAATCACAATCTAATTTTGTACAAATATCATCGTCGTGTACTTTTTGTGTTATCTTTTGATAATTCATACTGTCTCCTAAATAACCTCGTCTAAATTAATATTCTATTTAAATTCATTTTTCATTGAAGAGAATTGAAATTTTAATGAATTTTTCATTGATCCTTCTTAATTATAAATTTACTCAAAAACAAAATTATTTTTCTATAAATAGATATATAATATTAAAACTAGGGTGTAAACATGATTAGATCATCCAAGCACATTTTGAAGTATCAGACTGGTTCCAAGACGAAAGTCTTGAACCAGCTCTTTGATGATTTCAGAACAGACTTGTCTTGGTACATTGATCTAATCATTTCAGGACAATTGCCGCTGACCAAGTTCATGTCATCCAAGGATTTGCCATCTGGTATTATTACTCATTCCCAATGGAAACAAATTCTTTATAAGACGGCTTCTGAAATTGTTAGATCCCAATACAAACAAGCATCAAATCGAAGATTTAAACACTACAAGAAATTGTTTCATAAGTGCATTACTGCAAATAAGCATTGTTCTTTCACTGACAAGAGATTTAGTGAACTGAATCTCAAACCAATTCATCAATCAAAATTCTTTAGTAAACCAGACTTGAAGAATTTCTCAATCACATTAGATTCTAGACTTATTGATTTTCAATATGGCTTGCATTTCGATGAATTCATTAGGATCAAGACCCCGTTGTTTCATGAACACAAGAAACGTGCTATTACAATTAATGTTCCTATCAAACATCACAAACATAGTCGAAAATTCGATTCTTGGGAACGAAAAAATTCAGTTCGATTGACACTAAAGAATGGCGTCATGAATTTTGAATTGATCTATGAGAAAGATGCACCAGCACTAAAGACTGAGGGTAAAGTTCTTGGAATCGACCAAGGTTACAAGAAATTGATGTCATGTTCAGATGGAACATTTCTCGGCTCAGAAATGGAATCGATCTACAAGTTCATTTCCAACAAAAAGCAAGGTTCCAAAGCATTCAAGAGGGTATTAGCCCACAGGACTAATGAAACGAATCGAATTTGCAATTCTCTAAATCTTTCTGATGTCAAAGAACTTGTGGTCGAAGACCTCAAGAACTTGAAACACAAGACAAAATTGTCAACAAATTTTATGAACAAGATGCAACGCTGGGTTTACCCAGCAGTACTAAGCAAACTTGAATCCTTGGCTGAAATGAACGGTGTTCATTTCACGAAAGTGAATCCTGCTTATACTTCGCAGACTTGTTCTAACTGCGGATGCGTGGACCCTGGGTCTCGCCAAGGCGAAGACTTCAAGTGTCTGCACTGTGACCATGAGATTGATGCAGATTGAAACGCCTCAATCAACATTGCTCGTTTGGGAATTTATAGTTCCCAAAGTTCAAAAAGCTAATTTCATTGTTTTTCATTGAAATTAGCAACTATAATGCAAAAACTTTTTTAGTTTTTCTGATTTATTATCAATTCTATCCTTAATATGATCCTCATCCAGCATTAGACTAGTCACAATATCAATTGCCAAAAGAACATCACCAATTTCCTTTTCCAAAAAGTTTTCTATTGGTGGGATTATCCATCCAATTGGAATCAAGCCCATGCCTAAGAATTTTACCAACTACTTGTATCACTTCTCCACATTCTTCAGATAATAGAGCTAATGATTCAAGTTGTTCATTTGAAAGTCCATTAACATGGTCCATTCTGTTCTTCCTCAAGGACTTCGATTAAAGTGTTAATAGCAAACATTGAAATTTCAGCATCATGATTATCCTGCTCATCTAAAATACTCATAAGATAGTCTCTCATAATCTTAAGTTTTATAACATCAGATTCTTGAATCAAAGAAATCAAAGCATTCTTTAACTTTTCACAATTTTTACAACCCATAATATCTCCTTTAAATTTTATAAATGGGGCAGCTACGTCCATTTGCCAGAAGACTTTCCCTAAAATCAACAGTCTTAGGGTGATTCCAAATATCCTGAAGAAAATTTTTACAATTTACTACATCTAGACCTTCTTCCCATCCAACAATACCTTCACAGAAGGAACAAGGGGCAAATTTTCCATGAACATCAATATAGGAACTGAAAGCAGTAGACTCGCAGGGCTCGCTCATAGTTTTAAATTGTTCGTACTTTGGGTGATCTTGAACTGCCTTTAGAAAATTTGTACAAGAACAACTATCGAATCCATAAGAAATCCCACTTTCCATCACATATTCAATCATTTCCTTAAATTTATGAAAGGGGATTGGATTGAATGTTTTACCTCTACCTTTTTGTTTTAAAGCAAGAAAAACAATAGCATTGAGCTTAGAAAGTCGAGGATCGTTCTTAATGTCATCAATGATTTCGGGAATTTTCATGTAGTTTTGGGAGTGATAACATAGATGGATATTTACCTGATTCATTCCTCTGTCAGTCAACTTCTTAATAGAATCATAACAAATGTTTTTATTATCATATAGACTTACAGCACAAGCGCCAGTAAGATTAGCAATTTTATCTGCCACATCATCATCAATATCAGCAACAGTAAGATTTGGCACAACCCCATTTTCTCTACAATGTTCAAAAATCTTCCAGATATCTGGATTAGAAGTAGCCGAAGCATCAACACCAAATGCGATTTGTCCAATAGTCTTGGGTAGTTTACTGAACACTTCTTTAAATGTCTCGAAAGACATATATGTACCATTTGGAGTATTTGCTTTGTAACAAAATGAACAAGGAACATGAAATCCTTTTTCATTTCTTGGCCCATGGCAAATTGTCGTAATTTCAATATCAGCAATGAGAGGACCAAAGGGTGAATAATTTGGATCATCATCAATAGTATTACCGTATACTACAGAAAACCCATTATCCTTTAAAAAAAGATGATGAAAAGAATGATCTTTTGCTTCAACAATCTTCTTTTCATCGGTATCAAAAAGAACAGCCTCATTTCCATTTACATCATAAATAATTTTCAGCATTTGTGTTTCCTATGAATCTTTCAGTAAAAAGGTTCTTTTGATTAATTTTCCAGAAGCATCTATGTCTTCTTTAACTTCAAGTTCGTAAATTCCTCGATGATCATCATAATAATTTTCATATTTGACATCACCATCACCTTTTAGAAGAACTTCTTCTAAAAGAATTCCAATCAACCTACTGGCCTTCATTTTCTTTAATCCTCTTTATAAATCCTTCAAGAATATCAGCATACATAAAACATTCTTCAATCTCATTTGTTGCTGTGGCATTAAATGAAGATTTGATATAATCTGGGTTTTCTTTTAAAGCCTTTTCCCATTGTTCCTTAGTTATAAGGCCTTGTGTGCGAAGAGCCTTAGTAGATTTTTTGATTGCTTCAATGATAACAGGTGGAAGATTATACATATTAAATCCTATACATATCTAAAATTGTTTGGTTGATAAGCTTGTGATTCACAGTTGTTTTGTTATGGATAGATTCTAATTTAAGTTTTACTGTTTGTAAACCATCATCAATAAGATTCCCCACTTCTTCTATAGAAATTTTCCCATACTTGATATCTTTTAAAAATTCTCTATCAGCAAGTGGATATTTAATTTTCCCAGTATCAAGTAATTCAATAGCTTGTAAAATGCAGCGATAGGAATGATGTACTGCTTTCCAATCTGTGCCATCCATTGCTTTCTTGGATCTTTCTCCGTATCTTTCTAATTCTGATTCTAATCTACGGAAAAATTCCCCAACTGAAATATCTAAAAGATGAACTTTACCACCAATGCGAATTGCTTTTCTTCCGTCCTGGCATACTTCATATTTGCAAAAAATTGTGTCAGCGCATTGTTCAAGGATTTTTTCATAAATTTGTTCAAGTTTATATTCAATATAACCATCCATAGATCTGTTCTGAGGAAGCTTTGAAATTTCTTCTTTTGTTACTTCATAAACCTTTGTAAGTTTAGCAGCTCGGCTTCCTTTAAGATTGTAACGATCTGACATACTAACGACATAACCTAAAACCCCTCTCATATTTGACATATCAAAATATTCTGTAGGGGAACTAAAAATTCTATACATTAAACGATTTTTGTAAAGAACAGCATCTTTATTTGTAAAAGAATATAAAATGTCAATAGCATTTGTATCACCTTGTCGAAGAAGATCCAGGAAGAATTGAATAGACCATCCTTGGCAATCAATATCTTCAGATGAATTTGCTTTCTTATCACTAGATGTATTCATATTCAAATTTCTTGATGCAATACCAAAAACACAGTCTTCCAAAGATGGTTTAAAAATAAATTTTACATCAGTATCAGAATTTTCATTATCTGTACCATAAAGCTTAGATCCCATCAAGGAAACATAAAGAAGTTCATATCCTTTAGGGAGATTTTTATTGATTGTTTCGAGGATTTTTTCTTTCATATTTGTCCTTGCTCCTTCTTGCTATTTCCCAGGCCTCTATTTGTGTATTTGCATACCCATAATCAATTTCTAAAAAAGTTTCATATTCATAAACTGTCCAGAAAAATTCCCCATGTTTATCCTTAGGACAATGTTCCACTGTTATACACAACTTTCTAAACATCGCAAATACACCATTTTCCGTCATCTTTACATTCAACTTTCAATTTGTAATCTTTCATAGATTCATCAACGGCTGCTTCTATAATTGCCATCTTTCCCGATTTCTTCATAACCTCTAAACGTAACCAAGATTTAAATTCTTTTGTATTGACGCACTTCTCAAAGGCATCTCTTTTATTCTTGTGTCGTGAACGAGAAGCCTGTGAATACCCGTGAGATCCACTAGGTCTATGAAAACAGTGAACAGCTGAAGAAGTTTTATTTACTTTTTGGCCACCACTCCCCGACGCTCTAGTATATGACCATTCAAAATCATCCGCAGTTAAAGAAAATAGTTTATCCATTAATCTTTATCCTCCACCATATAATTTGTAAAAAAGGTTGCTTTTATAGCAACCTTGGACCCAATCTTAGGTTTATACCAATCATCATAACGATATATAATAAATACCCGTGTACAGTTACAACCATCATCATTGATTTCAACAGTATAATGAGAAAACCCGTCTTTCGATTTTTTGATTTCTCTGTTTTGAAGTGTGCCATATCCAATAAGATCACTACACCCCATAAGAAAACTCATAACAACGATTAAGATAAGTATCTTAATTAATTTCATAATTTTTCTCACCATACAGATACCTTAACATTTTACTTTTCACATCCACATTGGGAATTCTTCCATCATGTACAGTATCAAACCCCATGATTTTTCCAACCTCTACAACCGCCCCTGATCGGCAAAGACCCGCCGTACAATGAACAAGAACATTGTGGTTTTGACGCAAAGCATTGTCGAGAATTTCTACAAGACAATTTGCCTGTTCTTGTGTAATGGGTTCAAGTAAACGTCCGTTATAATTTGTTTTACATAAGATGTCATAAAACTTAAACTGGTAAATTTTTATAAAACGATCATAATACCTTGGTGTAGGAAAAAATGTATCTGGATCGGTTATTTGAATAAGTATAGAATCTGATGGTTTCAATATATGATTACCATTTATTATATTAATACGAGGAACATTTTCTATATATGGCATTCGTAAAACTCCTTTTTAATAAAGGACAAACAATCATGCTGGATGTGTTAATTGCGTATATTTTCGTTAACCCATTTGCGGGACTCGGCAACAGACTTTGCCCACACCTGCGACAAAACAGGGTGCCCGCGCACTGCGTCCCAACCGCCTCGATCAACAAGCACCTTAATCTGTTGAATCTGATCTTTGGTCATTCCTGTGTACATAGTGCCATCCTAGGTTATTTGTTGTTTATTGAATTTAAAAATAACAAAAAAGAGGATCCTTGTAAACAAGAACCCTCAAATAAATTGTTAATTAAAATAAATGGTTATGAAATAGTTTGATTATTTGTCATTTGTTCGATCATGAGATCAAGACTCCCCGATACTGAATCATTATCCCCATCATATGCTGTAAATTCTACATTTAATTGTGGGTCTAGATCAGTAGCTTCATTATATAAATCTATTGATGGAACTGTCATTTTACCCACTTCACCTGTTACTTCGATCTTATCGATGTAATAACCATCTGGCGCATTAACATTAAACAGATCATTTGACGTGCCATCTGTAGTACTACCATCTGTAAACCAAGCTTTCCATGATACTAAATCGCTATCTTGATTTTCTTTACCTAGATATACAGTAGCTCCATAGAAGTTATCAACATCTCCTGATAGTCCTTCATTATCAAATTCAAATACTAAAATTTCATGTGGTTCTATATTGTTATTATCAACACCCATACCCTGTGCAGAAGGATTTACCAAATCTCTATCACCTTCAGCAGAGAACTTGATTGCATAACCATCACCTTCATATTTACTGAAAAACCCATCTTCCGTAATATAATAATGATCTTCAGGACCACCAGCATTACCCTTTACTTGGAAAGAAACTAACTGGGAATTATTATCAAACAATTCAAACTGTTCAAAGTTATAGGTACCATCATCAAATGCTTTTAATTCGAATACATCTTTGTCTTCTGTAAATCCATAGATTGTACTTCCTCTAATTTCATAATCAACAGGAAGTCCATCAACAAACAAATCATGCCCGGTAACATCATTCCAGATTACATGAGCATTATCAACATCTGCTCCAATCTTTGCAAGAGTAGTATCAGTAATGAATAGTTCTGGAGAATCATCTTCAACGTCAATAGTAATTGAACTTGTTACAAGAAATTCACCATCGCTTGCATTAACACCTACGTTAAATGTAAACACATCTTCAATATCCGGATTAGGATGATCAATCTGCCCAGACTGTGTTACAGTGTAATTACCTTCAAAATCAATAATAACTTTGATAATTTCAGTTCCATTAGCAGAACCAATTAGTGTTGTTCCATCACTTGATAGATTCCAATCTAAAAGAGCACCACTTGAATAAACATCACTATCTGGTTCTACAAGAGAAAGAATGACAATGTCATTATTAGGATCAGATACAGATAATTTTCCTGTGTATGTATTTGCGTACGAATCAGAATCTACATTTGCATCATCTAAACCCTCATCAGATACAATAGCATATCCTTTACCAAGTTCTGGAGCTAGATTTTCTGGTTCTTCTGGTTCCTCAGGGTCAACAGGAGGTTCAATGATTAATGTTTCTTCATCTAACAATTCTTCAGCATCAGAAGCTTCAATTGGTTCAATGAGAAGTGTATCAAAATTTCTTGGATCTAGTCCATTCAACTTGTCAACACCATCAATCAAATTACCAGGATCGTCTATATATTCACTTACGCCACTTCCCATAGCACCTTCACCAGGACCTGCGGCAGGTTCAATATCAATATTTTGATCTGATAATAGTTGTAGAATTTCTTCTACTGTAATTACAGTACCATCTTCAAGAACAATATCTTGAAAATTTTCAATATCTGTAAAGTCAATATACACTTCATCTCTAGGGAATTTTAAAAGAACCCCATTTTCGGTTTCTTGGAGGTTAATTTTCATAACTTCTCCCTCCTTTGTTTTTATCATATATAACTATTTAATAAATTGGAAACTCTCTATTTATATAAAAAAATTTTATTTAATTATATTAAGTACTTAGAAAACCTTAGAAATCCCTTAATGTTTTATACACCTTTTTTCATAGTTTTCTGCAGTTTTCTTATAAGTTGTTGATATTATTAGGAAAACTAAGATTTTGGTGGATTTCTAAGTTATTGAAATCATTAGGTTTCCTAAAAACTCGAGATTTTACAAATATTTTCGAAGAATTTCCACAACATGCTTTCCGCCATTAAAAATATACTTCTTTTCTTCTGGGGTAACATCATCTCCAATATTATATTCTTTGAAAAAATCTTTTTTAGCATCTTCAAGAACTCATTTTACATAATCCCCAATCTGACTGGGCTCACTAATTTCACCTTCCTTGCTAAAAACTGAAAGAACTCTATTTTCATTAATTAGTGTGTTGAAATATGCTTTAAGTTTATTTACAGTAATGGAGTAATCTTTATTCTTAATTTCTCTAACCTTGGTCTTCTCCTTAAATTTCTCACTTTTCATTTTTAGATAAAATGAAGAAGTAATATTCCAGGGCTTGATGACCCATCCTTCTGCATGATCATTTGTTGGACTAAACGCAGATTCAAAATCTGGATTAATAGTTAATGCTTCTTCTAGAGAAGAATATATATGCACAGGTTTAACATATAGATTATTCATTGAAGTCAGATATTCAATATGATCCATAATACCACAAAAATCTTTTTGCGCTAAATATTCCCCATTAACTCTCATATCAAAGAAAGTTAAATACTTTTCTTTTCCATAATTGATTCGTTTTTGAATGCCATAACCATATAATTCCCCATAAACATTAAGCATAACATTTGCATCATTAGCATATATTTGAAGCTGTTTAATAGCAGGGGTGTATTTTTTAATGAGCTCAGGAAGAGATGCCCCTTGAAAGTTTGATTCCTTATTTAACTTATTAGATCTTGAAGCAATTTCAAAGCTATCCATCATATCATCAAATGTATAATTCCCTGGATAAATTATAAATTGCAGGTTAGATCCGTCTAGTTTTTCAAATACACCATACCTACACTCTTTCAATAGAGGATTATATTGAAATTCTCTGTCAATATGCTTTTGTTGGTAGCTATTCTCAATTTCACTATATTTAATAAACATTATTCTTACTCCTTTATCTTAAAAATAATAAAACTACTTGTCATTGTAAACAATTAAAAGAAGAAATTTAATGTTTCAGCATTTAGATCCAGAAGATGAAGTTTTCCACATGGTTCAAGAAGCATTTCAATTTTTTTAATAAAGAATTTTTCAATCATTTTTTCAATATCAGGCTGAACACATTTAAGTTCTTTAGGATATTTAGATGAATATGTCAAAGTTTCAAAACCATAAGAATTTGGTAATAGGTAAATAACTTTGCTTTTTTCACCTTCAGTAATTTCTTGATATTTGTCTTGGAGTCCAAACTTATTGATTAGAACCTGATGCGCATAGACACCCTTAACATGCCACGGACATCCTTTGACAGGCCCATCTGGTCCAAGATATTTTTTAATATTATTTACACCAATATTACCCGAAATATCTTCAAATGGAAGTTCACGAATTGCTTTTTTATAACTAATAATTTTGGATCTAATATTCGAATCTTCTTCATTCTTAAGAATACATGTCATTACATCTTTAAGCATTTCTTTAATGGGTTTAGATGTTTCTGATCTAATAATGTCTAATCCAGTAACTTTAATTTTATCAACAGTCTTTCCTTCTTCATTTACTACCCAACATCCATATTTCTTCTTCTGCACTAATAGAACAGAAGGGCATACAATCTCCTGTTTCCAATTAATTGTATATTCCTTTTCTTGAGATGCAAAATGTTGATTTTGAATAATATTAAACGAATAATCATTAATAACTTTTTCAAGTTCTTTACAAATCTTTAAAATAAAATTTACTTTTTCTTTATTTGATTGTAGTGAATTAAATTTGGATTGTAACTCTTTATTAGAATTGATGTATTTACCTATGCCCAGGAAACAACTGTCAGTATCCTGGTAAAGAACAAAATCTAAATCTTGTGTATTACATTTTTCATTAAAATAACTATTAATAAAAGATGCAGAATTTTTTAATATATGTCTGCCACATGCAGTAATTGCTTCTGCAATTCTAAGATTATATAATCTAAAATATGGTGTACTTAGTGCGCCATAAAGACTATTAAGGATACCAACCTTTACTGCTAACTGTGTAGTATTAAGTTCTGCAATCTTGTTTTTATCACCATCTTCCTTTTTCAATTGTAACATCTTATCTTTTGTATCTTTTCTTAACTTGAAAAAGATTTTTTCAATAATAGTTACAACACCCTGTTTAGTGTTTTTAAACACAGCACCATTTGGTGCAATAGAAAATGTACCTTTCTTAAGTAATGTATTGAATATTTGAAGTTCTTTACCTGTAAGTTGCTTAATTTCTTTCTCAGGGCTCTCCAATGATATAACAGGAAATTCTCTTTTAGTTGTATAATCAATAACTTCCTGTTCAGTTAAATTAACAATGCACCCAAAATAAGTTTCAGGACTCATATTTAAAGTAATAATATTATGTGGGTACATTGAAGTTACGTCAATATCTACTACCCATTCATGTAACCCTCTATCTGGTTCTTTGACAAAAGCAGCTTCAAACCATTCAGTCTTTCCCCCTTTAAGCTTAGGAGCACATAGATTATTTCTTCTATAATATGTTAAGAATATTCCTTCAAGGACATTTGTAACTTTATCATAAAATTTCATTGGGCATCTTGAAATCATACTAATAGTCTGAATAAGATAAAGATACTTGAGTTTGTTTTCAAGTTTATAAATTAGCTTAACATCCTGAATATTATAGTCAACATATCTTTCCCAATCATTCTCAAAAAGCTCTTTTAAAGAACCATCATATTCTAACTTTGATTCTTTAAGTTCATTCTTAGCAATTTGGTCAAGCTTATATGATTCTGGGTTAGAACGAGTATATCCTTTATAAACACTCATGTAATCTAGAACTGAGATTCCTGCAAAGTCAAAATTCAATCCAGAACCATCTTTCTTTTCCCAAACAGAATATTCCATAATAGGGGAAATTTTTCTGAACATTTTATTACTTTCACCAAAAAGCTTCTTACATCTGTAATACAGATATGGAATATCAAATCCATCAATATTCCATCCAGTAAGAATATCAATATCTGCTTCTTTATACATGAAGTCAAAAAAATCTCTCAAAAGAATTTCTTCAGTAGAACAGTAGGTAAAATTCTTTTTATGTTTTCCTGTATATGGTTTGATTCCCCAAGTTTTTGTACATCCATTAATATCGATTGAAATAGCTGTAACAACCCCTTCTGCTTCCTCAGGGGTTGGGAATCCCTTATCAATATTCACTTCTATATCCAGACTTCCAATTCTTAGATCTGGTCTATATAATTCATCATCAGGGATATCATAATATCGCTCTGCTAAAAATTGAAGCTCTGGTTTTACATGATCTTCATACTTCTTAATAGATTTCTCGTCATTGAATGTTTTATATTTTTGGTAGTTTTGGAATTCAAGTTTCTTTACAGGAACATCATCAATACTTTTGATTGTTCCTTCTTTATCTGGAACAAAAATATAGGGAACCCAATCAATTTCAGTTGACATTCGTTCCCCGTTAATGGTTTCCCAAAGAGTAATCTTGCTTGATTTATAATCAAAATGAACATTTCTAAACATTTTAACCTCCTAAATAAAAATAATATAGATGATCTATTATGTAAACAAATCATCTATATTATTAAAATTATTAAATTTGTTGAACTAAATCTAATTCTTCTAAAGTATTAAATGATCTAGCCTTTTCAAAAGTAACTTCAACTATTTCGCCATCTATTAAATCAAAATTAAAAATATCCAGAAAGCTTATTTCTGTTCCTTTTTCATATTTAAACTTTTTGATTTTAATAAGACTCTTTAGAGCTTTTACAACATCTCTCTTTTTAAATAAAAACAATGACATATCATGATATCCAGTACCTGAAGTGTCATCCCCAAGTTTAGAAAATTTGATGTTAGTAATTTTTCTTTCCTCTGTTTCAATTTTTACATAGGGATTCTCCTCGATAACTACAGGCATAAGAAACTTATTGTTATAAGAATCTAAGCAATGTTGAATAACAGAAGAAGATTGGATAGAATCGCCCCATGACAAAAATACTAAATCTGTATTTTTGATAGGAAGCTCAAGTAGTGATGTTAATGCTGCTTCACCACAGCCATATCCAGATTTAATAGGAACAATTTCAAAATGAGGATTCTTGAATTTTGAAAAGAATACCAAATTTGAAAATGAACACATTAGAAAAATTTTATCAACTTTTCCTTTAAATGCATTTATGTTTTCATTTAGAGCATATAGAGCTTTAGGGATATTTGACTTAAATCTTGTTTGATTTCCTGCTGCTAAAATAATAGCATATTTCATTAATAATCCTCACTTAATAATCTAAGAATCAAATTTGTTTCTTTGATGGATTTTACATTAATAGCTGTATCGCACTTTTTGGAAATTTCTACATCATTACCAGAGTCACATTCATCACCAATATATAGACATTTATTAAAACTATATTGATCTAAAATATATTTCTTACATGCATTCTTTGGAATTATATCAATACTAGTAGTTCCAGTAACTTTAGCAATACAATCAATACTATTATGAAAAAAGAATATATTAAGATGTGTTGTAAATTCTTTTCTATATTGATCATCTAGGGGTTTAATATTAATACAAGTTATAATTTTGCCATAACCTCTTTCTGTAACTTTAATTGACATTCCATGAATATCCAAATAATTCCTTATTAAATCTATATCATCCTCTTTAATTCTCATAATATGGTCATAATAAAGATCATTTTTATAACAAATTAATCCACCATCAGCCCAAATATCAATACCAGAATGATCCCCAAATCTTTTTCTAATATGAGAATATTTGTTTCCAGAAGCAATAACGATTTTTTTCTTTTTTGCTAAATATTTTACATATTCAACATTTGCAATAGAAATAGAATTTAAGTAATAATCTTTCTTTCTTGAGTAAATTGTATCATCAAAATCCATAAAAATAGTATCATGATTAAGTAAATTATAATATATAGAATAAACTGCATTACCTAAAAGAATAGGGTTATGTTTTCCTTTATTATTTTCCATATCATAAAAGACACTAGTATCTTTATACCCGGGATTTACAATACGCATAATCATAGATGCATTATTATTAAAAAGAAATGTTGTATTGTTTAAATCAACATATGAAGATACTATTTTAATAATATCTGCACTATTGATACCTTTCATATCCTTATCTTCTTCATTATTAACAATAAAAATCTTTTTACCAGAATAATCATTCATAATATGCTGAAATTCAGTATTCTTATATGTGGGGATCAATGAACTCCATTGAGTTCCTGAACTAAAGATCAAAAGATCTGTTTTTTCTAAAATAAGATCTTTAACTTTTGGATTAAGAAAGTAATAATGGCTTTGTGTGCATTCAAGATCCTTGTTATAGAAGAACACATCTTTAATTTCAATTTCTTGGTTGTTTAGATCAACAATGGAGCCCTCATCCATAAGAACGTTTTTTGTTGTGTGAGCTCGAAGTACAAGATTCTCAAAAGAATTTATTACAACATCATCTTTTAGATTTAAAAATTTCTTAAAAAACTCTGCTACCTTTTCTTCTTTATTCGGGAACCCCTCATAATAAATACACATCCCGCCATACACAATATTAGCAATAGAAAAATCTTTAAACTCAAAATTAGGGTCTATTCTTTCAAAAAATAGATCTACAGCATTATAGAAAATCTGAAGCTCCCATTGTTCTAAAGCACTTTCAATAAATTTTTTAGGATTCTCTTTTGGAATATCAAACCGCATTTCATAAAAATCTAAAATACTTTGATTATGGATGTCGTGATTTGTAAGATACTGAACATAATGATTTTTTCTAAGATCAGAGGGTCCAAGACAATTACAAATTTCTCGAACCTGACCAGTACTTTTACCATCATCATACATATTAATTAAATTGGTGATCTTACAATCAGGATAAAGCGCTTTTAGGCCCTTTTGTAACTGAATTGAACCGGATCCACCAGACAAAATAGTTATATTCATATACTCTCCTTACAGATTTTCTTCTATAATTTTTCTAAAATCTTTACAATATTCATTTATATCTATCATCGTATCCTTGTATTGTAAATCTTGAATCAAGGAAATATGTTTTGGGTTTTGCTTTAGAAATCTAAGTTTCTTTGCTACATCTTCTCTTGAAGATACATAGCAAAATTTTCTAAGTGTCTCATTAGTAAATACTCGTTTATTTTTATCATAAGAATCATCTATAAATGTAATATTACCACATAGAATAGATTCATATATCCTTTGTGCTAGATCATCAACCTGCTTATACAGAATGTCACCAATAATAACTGTGGAAAGCCCCTTCTTCATTTCTTCATCAAAGTTTTCATATGGAACAGCTTTGCCAAATTCCGGCATCCTAAGATTTTGTTTGTTTTTCTTAAAATGTTTTTCTTCAATCTTTCCAAACATATTAACTTTAATATCTTCTGGATAGCCAAAATAAAATTTGATCATATCATCTTCACGTCTACCAGATCTAAATGTTCCACCATAACTAATATCCCAAATACACTCTTCAGGATTTAGAAAATTTTTATTCATAGTTACAAGGGGAAACTTCTCAAATGGAAAATGAATAACATCTTTAATATCAATCTTGCTCTTTTTGATATGCTCTTTATATTTTAAAATATCTTTTGGTTGACAGATATATTTGATGTCTTTCCTTTGGATAAGAATATCTTCCTTTAAGTAATTATCTCTCCATTCCTTCTTTTCAATAGAGGGCCAAACCTGAGTTAAAGTAAGATTAGGATCACATAGAATATAGAAAACCGGACCTTTGAAATTATTTACAATTTTGTAAGCAATTGTATCTGATGGAGAATCTTGACCACCAAAATAATTTGCATTACCATTTAAGATCAATAAACAATCATATTCTTCACTTCTAACTTCTTCTTTTAAAATATCTCTAATTTGAAAATCCAAAGGCATTTGATCTTTATTAAGAATTTTGGTATAAGCGGTTACATCAATTCCTGCAGTTGTAAGAAGCTTAATAATTGCTAGGGTTTCCCCATTGCCGCCGGAAGTAGACCTAGAATTAACACAGATTCTGGATCCAAGTTTTAAAACACATACTTTCATATAATCTCCAATTGGGGGAATTTGGGTTTATTTATATCTTTGAAGATAGCATTTCTATCCATTTTAGATTTATATTTTGAGAATATTTGGTTTTAGGTGTAACCGGCCAATAATATCCTATAATACCATAGTCAGTGTATCCAAATTGAAAATAATGAGAGGGAAGTTTTCTCATAAGATTAGATTGGTGGGAAATATGAACTAGATCATCCCCCCACCATTTTGGGAGAGTCATTTTGTGTAAATCAACATCATAATAAGGAATTTTTTCGAATTTGAAGCCTCGTGAAATACATTCATACTTCATAAAATTAGCATAGTGTTTGAGAGCCCAAATGTTATTTTTCCACATTCGAACTGCGGGATGGTTCTTCCAGGCATTGGATCTGCCCTCAAGAACATTAATAATTTGAAAACATTCAAGATGTTGTTTGTTAAGTCTCTTGTTATCGAGGACTCTGGCGCATATAAAAAAATCTTTCGAGGGGACAAATGTTTGCATAAAAAAGCTCCTATAGGTTAAATAAAAAAAATTATATCCTATAGGAGCAAGTTGTAAACTAATAATCTATTGCCCACATATGAACTTGACTTGGGAGGGCATTCTTAATGTTTATTCTAGAGATCCAAGCCTCTCTAATTTTTTTTCTGGTCTCTCGGTCTTTTGTTGTTAACCCAAGTGACTGAAGCTTCTTCTTATGAATAAGGAACTCTTTATAGGTAAGTCTATATTTTTCCTTTATCCTGTCTGGTCTAAAATCAAAATCAAAAACTCTTTCATAATAGGATTCCTTGAATCCAAGAATGATAGCAAGAGCAGCAAATTCCATATCAGAAAGTCTATCAATAGTTCTTTGAATAAACATAAGATTCTCCTGGGTTTATTGTTTTCAATAAGAAGAAATTATCAAAAACCCAGGAGAATGTAAACCATTATTGAAACATTTTTTTGAAAAATTTTAATTCTTGTTTTTCTTTATCTTTTAACTTTTTACCGTTAATAATTACATCATATTCATAATAAATATAAACACTTGGATCTTTAAGATTTAAAGAGCTAATTGTAATATCAAGAATCTTTAGGGTGCCCTCATTGGTTTTAACAACATCTCCAATTTTAATGTTTCTTGGGATATCAACACCCTCATCTAACTCACCAAATTCGGATTCACTAAGATTTTTTGTCATTTCTTTGTATTTGTCTAAAAGATCTTTATTCTTACTAATTTCAGTTGACTTCATAGCATATCGTGCTGTCTTAGCGTTTCCAAGATGATATAATGTTTTCTTTTCATCTCCTCGTTCTTTAGATGCAATTGCTTTTTTCATGTGCTGAGCAAAAGTAGCCTCATCTAAATCTTCTGTTAATGCTTTAGGGTTCTTCTTGAGATAATCTTCTAGCCACTCAGCAATTTCAGAAGCCATCATGTCCTTACCACCAGGAACAGGGATTCTAGTTTTGTCTCCATCTTCCTTATCAATCATAACAAAAACGTTATTGCCAACTTTTTGAGTTTTTGCAATAGATTTACCATTAATGGAAAGGGAACCCTGAACCCCTGTTGTAACTTTGAATCCTTCATCAAGATCTTTTTCATAAGATGATTCATTTAAATTATAATCAACATTTGGAAAATCTTTTCATAATGATTTTAATTTATTAGAGTCGGTAAAAACTTCGCCAGGCACCCACTTATTAGAGGAGTCAAATGTATATACTTTAAATTTTATTTTACTATTAGTTCTAAATACAATAACACATTTATCATTATTTTTAGGAGTTTCAATATTACCAGTAAGATGGGCAATTTTGAATTCTCTTTCAGATAATCCAATATCTTTTTTTACCGCCAAAACTATAAGAGATGCTTTAGATTCATTCAAATCTTCTGTAATATAAACAACAATTCGTTTATTGGTTTTAGTATCTCTCAAAGTGGCATGTTTTCCTACTTTAAGATCCTGTTCCGCTTCCCAATATCCATCTTCAATTTTCTTTTCTACCTTCTTAAGACTCATCTCCTTTGTCTCAGAAAGATAGTTTTTTAACTTTTGTGCAATGTCCATTATATCTCCTTATCTCATCATTTTTAAAATATCATCATATGAAATGTTATCTTTTATTTTGTCAAAAATTGACTTTGCTTCGTCTTTGCTTTTAAAGGTTTTAACTTTGGCTTCAGTTCCAAGATCACCTGAATAAAAAGCTACAGCATAAATGTCTTTTTTACCAAGCTTACCTAACCAAACTTTAGCTCCCATTTTGGACCCTTCATCAACAAAATCTATCACTTTATTGACTATGTCATCTTTTGAGAAATAAGCTTTATTCAGCCCAGGGACAACATGATTTTGTAGTGCCTCACCTAAATATTCATCGATTTTTTCAATGAGTTTCATTAACTTACCTTCCTAATTAAACTTTGATCGTTATACTCAGTACGAACGTAGAAGGGTCTATTTACCTGACTGTTCCTAGCATATTGGTATACTGCAGAGTCTTCAGGAGCAACAATCTTTCGTCTATCTTCTTTTGCAGTGGCCCAGGTGTTATAATCCCCGTATTCAACTGTATCATCAGCAAAAACACCGCTTACATCTGTTTCAATATTACTCATTTTTAATTTCTCCTTTAATATCAACAAAACTATCAGAGACACTAGCACCTTTGAAAGTCTTTTTTATAAAATTATATTTATTTCTTGAGAGTATAGGGGAATTTACTTTGTATCTTTTTAATTCTCCTAATATATTTCTGCTCTCAAGTAAACTCAAAATCTTTTCTCTTTCTTCTGATAACCTAACAAAATCTTCTGATTCACCTTTTCTTTCCTCTAATCGTTCTAAAATGTATAAAAGAGTAAAATCGAAATACTCATTTAAATCAACTTTAATTTTCATGATTATCCTTTAAGGTTGAAAGAACCTCTCGTAAAGTTTTTGCTTCATCTGGTTTTACCCATGACCTATAAATCTTGGATCTAATATTGTTATTAAGTCATTTGTCTGATTCAAGAACACCCAGAGAATATAAGGCCAACTCTTCTGAATATGCCAGAGATCCTCGACTTGAAACAAAACATAAAATTTCCCTTGTGAAATCGTCAGTTCCACCTGCTTCCTTTATTCATTCCTTAATCTGGGGCGAACTTGACCAATATTTTTGTCAATCACTCTGAACTCTAACTTTTTTCTTTTTTCCATTGACTGTTTTCTTAGCAGCATTGGTTAAAATTTTTCTACCAATATACTTCTTCCCAGTTGACTTTTGGGTGATTACATACACAAATCCGAAAGCCTTTTCAAATGGAATATCTTCTTCAGTTAGAATCTCTTTTCCCTGATATATCCAATTACTCATTTTCCTTTCCTTAAAACAATTTGTTATAAACTATTTATAGAAAAAGAAAAGGGAGCCATATAGACTCCCTAATATTTAATAATTTTTTTTAAATTACATAATCTTAAGTTTAGATTTATCTTTTGTTTTTGTTGTTTTTGGAAGTTTAAAGAAAAGTACACCTGCCATATATTCTACAATAATGTCTTCTTCTGTATAATCTGAATGTACACGAAAATTTACAGTGGTATCAAAATGTTGTCCATAAATTTCTTTTTCACCATCTACAAAGATTTTACCATTTTTGAAAGTTACTTCAAGATCTTCCTTCTTAAAATAGGGGACTTCTAAAGCATATACATAAAATTCATCATCTTCAAAATAAACCAAAGATTTTCTGGCATCAAAAATAGAATCAAAAGAAGTTTTATATGTGAACATAAGTTCCTCCTAAAAATTATTTTTCTATAATATAATCATTGGTTTTTAAATGTAAATAGGGGAGCAAGAAAAAAATCAAGATCCCTATTTGTTATTCTAAGTTATTGAAATAATTAGGGATATATAAACAATTTATAATTATATCCAAGTTCCTCTGTTGCTTTTTGTTTTAATATATTGATATATATATCTGCATCATATGTGTATTTAGATTTTGTTTCAATAATGAGATTATCTTTAGGAATATAAAAATCAGGAAAATATCTATGTGTCTTTTTATCTTTATCGCTAAAATATCAAATCTCTGGCATTTCACATCTTTCATATAAAATTTCATCTTCAGAATATTCATTTAATAAAAATTCAAATGTTTTATTTTCATACCCTTGAAGTTTTATTATTTTACCCGATGGAAGTGTAAAATCATGTCATGAATTCTTGTACCCCTGACCAATGTTATTTTCAAAATAATGTTGTAAAAATCAGGGCGTACCAAATCGTTTAAAGTTAGTTTCTTTACATTTTTCTATATATTCGGGTGTCTGAGAAAAACTTTCAAAGCCATATCTATCAATATTGGTTTGTTTAAACTGGTCCCTATTATTATAATTCTCATCACCATATTTCTCAAGCTTAGTGACCTTTCCTTTATCTCTAAATTTCTGAATGGATAGGGTTTGCTCTTGGCCATATCTTTCAAGATTAGTCTCTTTATACTTATCTCTATTGTTATAATTCTCATCACCATATTTCTCAAGCCTTGTCTGCCTGTTCTTTTCCATGTTGTTATAATTCTCATCACCATATTTCTCAAGCTTAGTGACCTTTCCTTTATCTCTAAGTTCTTTAACTTGCAATGTATATTCAACACCATATTTATTTAAATTAGTGACCTTTCCTTTATCTCTAAATTCTTTAACTTGTAAAGTATGCTCAACACCATATTTCTCAAGGTTGCCTACTTTAATTTTTTCTTTTACTTCTTCAGATTGACTCACGTTTTCTACACCATATTTTTCCAAACATGTTTGTTTTGATTTTTCAATATTATTATAATTTTCATTGCCATATCTTTCAAGTTTGGTTTTTCTAATTTTATCTGTATTTGTGCAAAAACCATATCTCTCTATTTTTGTAGCATTCGCCTTTTTATTTGCGGCTGTTCTATCAACACATAGTTTTGAACAATATGTCTTATAACCACCTGAGCCAAATCCACAAAATTTTAAAGCCTTACCACATGTAAGGCATCTTTTAATACTGTCAATATGATGATATATATGATAAAATCTTTGAATTAAAGTGGGATTAATCTCATTAAGAAAGGATGTTAACTTTAATATTTCACTATATAGATCATAACCAAAAATCTCTATAAATTTATCTTTTTTAAACACATATGGGTTAATCGCGCCAGATTTACTAATGGCCTTTAAAATTATTTTATTGATATCCATTATTTCTCCAATTAAAAAAGAAGATATGAAGGATAAACGTTTATCCTTCATATCTATTTATATATTTTTAATTAAAGTTTTCTAATTCAGCAAGAAGATCGGCTTCAGACAAATCATCTGAATCGGAAGATTCTGTAACTTTCTTTTCTTCTTTAGGAGCCTCATCCTTCTTTGTTTCAGTTGGCTTCTTTTCTTCCTTAGGAGCCTCAGTCTTTTCAGAAGGAGCAGAAGATTCAGAAGCATATCTTTCAAAATCCTTGGCAATAAGATCCCAGAACATTTCATCCTTCATAGCCTTAATGAGATCTGACATAGACTTCATATTTTTCTTTAGATACTCATTGAGATCTACTCGAGTTTCCATAAGCTTATCAATTTCTTCATCTGAACCGATAGCACTTGGACGACGAGCAAATGTGCTCATAGAATATTCGGGGAAACTCTGATTCTGGCCTCCGGACTGTGTTCCTACCTTAATGATAAAATTATAACCATCAG